AGCGGAGGTGGATACCGGTGGACAAGGGCATTTTGATTGAGTACGCAGATATGAAAGAAGAGATAAAGGATCTGCGCCGGAGAATTGAGAAAATCCAGAAAGAATTGGATAAACTGCATGAACAAATTGTCGTGGATTCGGTATCATGCGGTAAGAAGGGGAAAAAGCCACTTGGCACGGTAAAGATCACTGGCAGACCGGTTGGCGTGATTTCCAGAAAAGAGCAGCTGCTGAACAAGCGGAACAGAAGGCTTGAGGAACTGGAAGAAGAACTTCTGGAAATGACAATCCAGGTGGAGGAATACATAGAATCCATCGAGAAGAGCGAACTGCGGATTATCTTCCGTTTGTATTTTCTGGATGATTTGTCGTATCCAAAGGTTGCAGATCAGATGAACAAAATGTTCCCGAAGCGCCGGATCCGGTATACGGACGAGAATATCAAGAAAAAAATTCAAAGATATTTTGAAAATGTCCCCCAATGTCCCGATAAAAAGTAGTAATATGATAACATCGAAAAAACAGAGATGGTTTTCGATACGATCTTTTTCATAAAGGATTCCCCTCAGTGTTGGAATAGGCGATCTGGTGACAGGTCGTCTTTTTCGTTGCAAAATATTAGCTTGGATGGTATTATAAAATATGTTTTCGTTCCAATGAAAGGAGATAATATGGAAGAAGTTTTTAAATATATACTTTCAAATGCTATCTGGATTCCTGTGTGGCGTATCGTTTGCGCGATAATTGCAGCTTTATCGCTATTTTCGTGTCAAAAGTTACTTAAACGAACAGAAAATATTTCAGAAAATCCGAAAGAGATTAAGAAAAAAATAAATCAATGCGAGGGATTTTGCAATGTCTTTTTAGGAATCTATATTCCTTTGATTTTTTTCTTATTTTCATGCGCAGTATCTGACAATAATATATATGTCCGTGCTTTTGTATATTTAGTTAGAGTTGCTGGATTAATAGGAATTACGGGAATATTGATTTGTTTACAGATTAGATTATATCGTTATAAGTCGGCTTTAATAGAGAAAGAAAAATGAAATGCACCCTTCGGGGTGCTTTTCTAATGCATAAAAAAACCAGAATTGAAGGTGGTGAAGTGGCAGGATATGAAAACATAAGAGGTGCAAACAGTAAAAGAACCCCGGAAGAGCGCCGGGAATTGGCAAAAAAAGCGGGTCAGGCAAGTGGCAAGGCAAGACGCAGGAAGGCAGACTTCCGGAAGACCTTAAACCTGCTGCTTACTGCCGAAATAGATAATGAAGAATGGAAGCCGGTTTTAGAGTCACTTGGTGTTGAGTGTACGCTGGAATCGGCTTTGCTTATGGCGCAGATCAAGGAAGCAATGGCAGGAAATACAAAGGCTGCGTATTTTGTGGCACAGTATGCCGGACAGAATGCACAGACTGCTGCAGACGATGCAGAGCAGAAACGCCGAACAGAGCGAATGGCAGCGGATACTGAGAAAATCCGCAGAAGCTCAGGTCATAGCGAACATGAGGATGAAGGAGTAGAGATTATCAATGACGCACCAGAAGAAACAGGTCCGGATATCGGAGATCATAATTCCGAAGTATCTGCAGATATTTAACAACCGGAGTATCAAGCACATTATTCTGACTTCTGGGAGAGCAGGAACAAAGTCCAGTTATGCTTCCATTCGGTCAGATTACCAGCTTGTATCGGATGCCAATGGTTCTGTTGTAGTGCTGCGTAAGCACCATAACAAGCTCAGGAAGACGGTATACAAGGAAATGCTGCGGGGGATCAGCCGTTTGCAGATACCGAAAAACAAGTTCCGGATTACGAAATCCCCGATGGAGATCATTTACAAGAAGTACGGGACAACAATGTACTTTGCCGGATCAGACGGTATTGACGATACAAAGGGTATCATTGACGAGGATAAACCGATCAAGCTGGTTGTCCTGGATGAACTGACAGAGTTTTTTGATGATGGCGAGGGCGAAGATGAGCTGACCAACATTGAAGCAACGTTCGTCCGTGGAAATAAGGGTGGATTCCAGATGATCTATCTGTACAACCCACCAAAGAACCCGAACGCTCCGATCAACCTGTGGTGCAAGAAAATGGAAAAGCGTGAAGACTGCATCCATATTCACACGGATTACCGGGATGTGCCAGTGGACTGGTTAGGTCCTGACCTGATTGCATCCGCTGAGATGATGAAGAAAGCAGATCCGAAGATGTACCGGTGGGTATGGCTCGGTGAAGCGATTGGCGTGGATGAACTGATCTATTATATGTTTTCCGATCGGCACAGACAGAAGCCGGATCCGGACAGGAGATATGACCGGATTTACATTGGTGGCGACTATGGTCAGCAGAATGCGACAACCTTTGAAGCGTTTGGTCTGGACACTTACCGGAAGAAATTTCCGGGGCTTGGAGAATATTATCACAGTGGACGGGAATCTGGAAGACAGAAGAGCCCGTCTGAATATGCAAGAGATCTGGTTGAGTTCATGGATGAACTGCATGAACAGTATGAAAACCGGATCTTTTATATTTTTCTGGATCCATCTGCAAAAGGTCTGGCGGAAGAGGTGAAAAGAGCCACCAGAACCGGACTGGATTATCAGGTGCTTCTGCGAGATGCGGAAAACGATGTGGCTCTTGGAATCAGCCGGGTACAGAAAGCACTGGTATTTGATATCATGTCGATTTCTCCGAAGCAGGAATATGCAGTGCAGGAGTTTGGAACCTACGAGTATGATAAGAAATCCATCGAAAAGGGGAAGGAAGTGCCGGTAAAGGAAGCGGATCACTGCATGGATGCCATACGCTATGTGGTTATGGGCGCATGGAGTAAGATCAAACATTGGCTACCTAAAGATGAAACGCCAGAAGAAATAGACATATGCGATATCAGCAGCAGGGAGGTGAGAGAAGAGGATGAATATCTTTAATTATTTTAGGAAAAAGGGGATTGATACGGTGGATGCTTCGTTCTACCGGAAGATCGATGAGTGGATCAGCTGGTATAATTCCAATGTCCGGCAGTTTACGTTCTACAAGGTGTATACCGGACGCGGGACAAGTAAACGATGTCGCAGGAAAAGCATGGGAATGGCAAAGAAGCTGTCGGAAGACATTGCTGATCTGCTGCTGAATGAGAGAGTTATGATCACACTGGAAGACGAAACGACACAGGAATTTGTGCGGAAGGTTCTGGATAACAATCATTTTCTGGTTATGGGAAATGATTACCAGGAACGGAAAGCGTATTCCGGGACCGTGGCATATATCCCTTATCTGTACAATGCGGTTGTACAGGAAGATGGAACGATATCTGCAGGTGAGATTGGAATCAACTATGTGGATGCCAAGAACATCTATCCGGTCAGTTGGAATAACGGGAACGTCACAGAATGCGTTTTTACGTTTGTCCATACTGTTCGCCAGAAGAAATACGTGCAGATTCAGTTCCATCGGATTGAGCCAGATGGGGTGTATGTGATCGAAAATAATGTCCTGGAATGCACGAAAGGAAGTGCGGAAGGACGTGAGCTGACAGAACAGGAATGGAAACAGCTTAAGCCATTTGCAAATCTGGCAGCCAGAACAGAGACAGGATCTACAGAACCACAGTTTGTCATTGACAGGCTGAATATCACGAACAATGCGGATGAATGCAATCCAATGGGAATTGCGATTTTTGCAAATGCCATCGATACGCTTAAAAAGCTGGACATGGAGTTTGATTCTTACTGCAATGAGTTCGATCTTGGAAGAAAAAGAATCTTTGTTGCTCCGGAAATGCTGACGAACGAAGACGGATCTCCAACCTTTGATCCGGATGACAGTGTGTTCTATTCACTTCCGGAAGATTACGATAAGAGCCAGACCGGTCTGATCAAGGAAGTGGACATGAGCCTCCGAGTAGAACAGCACAGTAAGGCAATCAATGATGATCTGAATTATCTGTCTCTGAAATGCGGATTCGGTACGGAAAGATACCGGTTTGACGGAGCAGGAGCGAAGACAGCAACTGAGATCATTTCGGAGAACTCAGATATGTACCGTATGCTGAAGAAGCATGAGATAATCTTGGAAGATGTCATAAAGCGGTTGGTCAGAATCATTATCCGGCTCGGTATTGTGACAGGAAATACACTAGACCAGAACACAGATATTGTGATTGACTTTGATGATTCTATCATTGAGGATAAGGGCGCAGAGCGTCAGCAGGACCGTCAGGATGTCAGCATGGGCGTGATGCGGCACGAAGAATACCGTGCAAAATGGTACGGTGAAACAGTGGAACAGGCAAAGAAGAATCTGCCAGAGCAGAATCAGGTGATGGAGTAGGATGCGAAAAGAATACAAAGATCAGGTTGCCGATAAGATTGCAGCGCGGTACATAGGTCTGGAAGAACGGATTCTGCAGGACATTGCCCGGCGGATCAAAAAGACCGGCGAGATCACCAGTACAGCTGACTGGCAGATTAACCGTTCACGGATTCTGGGATATTCTTCCGAGGATATCGAAAGAGAGATCAAGAAAACACTGGATGCGTCTTATCCGGAGATGTTTGAGTTGTATGATAAAGTGATCGACTGGGAATACGTCCGGAACAAGGACATTTATGAACAGATCAATGCAGAGTTTA